GACGCATCGCCTACGACCTGCACCGCCGCAAGGCGGCCAGGCACGCCCTCATCACAGGCTTCCTGAAGGCACACTCAAAGGAAACCAAGTGCGCCTACGCCAAAATCCTGCTCGCCAGCTACCCGGACGCCACGGTGACCGCCGGTTGCGAGAAGCTCCCCAACGAGAAGATGGTGGAGAACTGCGAGAAGAAGAAGGAGGAGGCCAAGAAGAAAGACGACGGCGACAAGGAAGCTGGTTGCGAGAAGCTCCCCAACGAGAAGATGCAGCAGCTCTGTGAGGACAAGAAGGAAGAGGGCAAGGACAAGAAGGAAGAGGGCAAGGACAAGAAGGACGACAAGAAGGCGTCCCGCTCACGCATGACCTCCAGAGTCGCTGACGACGAGCCTTCAAGCTCGCTCCCCGGCGAAGAAGAGTCCGTAGCAGCACAGCCGGATATGAGTCAGCACGGCTATGACCCCGGCGAGACTCAGCGGATGGCCAGAGCCATCGCAGGGATGCTGTTGAAGGCGGCTGACCCTGACAGGGACTCATCCGAACTCCCCGGTGACGGCGAAGGCGGCGATGATGCGCAGCCTGACCTGTCCGAATCCGGATGGGATGCCGGCGAGGTCAAGGCGGCGACGGTCGAGGTCCGAGAGCTCGAGGACGGCGACCTTATCTGGCTGAAGGACTGACACCATGACGAAACCATCCGCACAACGAGTGGCCCAGCGCAAACAGGGCGCAGCGTTCAAGGACATGCGAGTCTTCATGGATCATCGGGGGGCCACGATCCTCCTCGACTTCAGGGCGAGTTCCGGGTTCGGGGCGATGGGGATCGGACAGCTCACGAAGGCCATGGCGGCATTCCTGAAAGAGGTTGATGACGCGCATCACATGGCACTGATGAGGGGTCCAGATACCACCGTGACGGAGGCCGTTGAGTCCTACAAGAACGATTTAGGATTCCTCGTCACCTGTTCCTACGATCTCAAGGACATCATTGATCTGCTGACCGAGCACTGGACCGACAACGACTACGAGGTTCCCCAGGAACCCCATCTCACCACGGATGTACTCGATGAGGTCGAGGAGGCTCTCCATTCGGCAGGGTGGAAGGTGACACGGAAATGAGCACTGACCCGCAAGGACTCGAAGCCGCCTGGTTCGGCCGCACCGCTGGGCGTCCATTTTCCGATATGTCCGACAAGGATCTCGACAAACTTATCTGGGAGGATGCTGGCCCAGAGGGGGTAACCGGAGACGGGATGGTGGAGCCTTCACCAGCCCGCATGAGGGATCTCCGCAAGGAGTACCGGCGCAAGGGAGTTCGAGATCAGGAGAAGATCATCCAGAAGTTGGAGAAGTGGAACACCCCAGACTACCTCGAGAACTACGGCCGGACCGCAGGCATGTTCAACGACCACATCACGCCCCCGTCCCTGAACTGGGACAAGGTCGTCAAGGACTTCAACGAGGCCCACAACCAGTGGTATCGCGGCCTGCGCGCCTACGAAGAAGTGATGGATTTCATCGCCAAGGGCGCCAAGCGAGACGGTCCAGAGTACAAGGGGGTCGTGGCACTCGCCAAGAGGGGCACAGAGACAGCCCAAAAGCTACTTGACCAGCAGAACGCCATCCAGGACGACCTCTACTCCATGCAGAGCTCGATGCCCTATGCCGACGACGAGGGCCGCACCGCCGCAGGAATGCCGCCGGTCATCACCGAGGACGAGTTCGACGATCTCGACCCCGGCACCAAGCGACAGTGGAAGGGTTACCTGACGAGCATGACCTACGAGACGTGGGATGAGGAGGCCGTCGAGGCCGGCGACACCGATGACAAGGGTTGGGACTACCAGGACAGTCACTTCGACTCCCTGGAGGAGGCCGTGGACAGCGCATCGCATGACGCGAGCTGGCTGGAGTGGAGCTCAAGCAGCCCAGGCCCCCGTGATTGGGTCGTGTCGCAGGACGATCAGGACTACCGCTCGGGCGAACGCACCATCAACCACCTGTTCATTGAGAGGGCCGACAAGGTCCCTCTGTCCAAAGACGAGATCAAGTACATCACGAAGGCTCTCCGACTATAGGGTGCCTCTCAGCGTAGCTCGAGGATCTCTTCGTCGTTGCTACCCGCCCAGGTGGGCATGGGCTTCTCGCCCCTACGAACCCTGCCCCCGTGTTGGAAGCCGGCCTTGAACGCCTTGGAGAGGCCCTTGAGTATGCTCAAGTGACCCTTTGTTGGGTCATCGTTCCATAGGGCCCTGGCAAAGCCGTGGGCATATGAGGTGGGGTCTTCGGAGGGGACGTTCTTGATGTCCACGACGAAGGTAGCTTCGTTCCCGTCGCGAATCAGTTCCGCCGTGGTGGTGGTTCCCATATCTTCGTCTCCATATCTCTGTACATCGCATCCACCCCCGCTGAACGGGAGGGTTCATCTACTATGGGTACGGAATAGGGGGTCCATCGGGACCCCCTGCCCCGGTCAACGGCCCTCGAGAAACTCTGGGGCGAGCTGTGCGATGACATCTTCGGCCCCCTCGTGGAGGCGGCGGCCAGCGAGGTCCCCAGGAAGGAACCATCTGTACTGGGTGTGCTCGGAGTGGTCGAGGCGGGGGCGGAAGGCCACGGGGGTCCTGGTGAGCCAGGCGATGTAGAGAACGCCGTGCCATCGTATCTTGCAGTTCTTGAGGAACAGGGAACCCCGCGAGAGTCGGATGCCGAGCTCCTCCTGTGATTCCCTCACGGCGGCTTGGAGGGGTGTCTCCCCCTCCTCCACCCATCCGCCCGGGAGGGCCCACGTCCCTTGCCGGGCCTGCCCGCCGGCCCTCAGTGCGAGGAGGATCCTCCCATCAGAGGTGAACAGGAGACCCGCCGCATCAGCGAACCGGGGGCCTTGGTAGATCCCACCGAAAGGGAAATCGACGGGTTCGACCTCCTCAAGGGGCCCACCGCCGGGTTGCTTGAGCTTCTCGTATCTTCCTACCCGATCCATTCGCCGATTCCCGCCAACTCGACCGTGTACCGGATCTTCTCGCTGCGGGGGTCGATCTTCACATCCCAGCGGGAGTCATTGTCCGACAGCTCGAGCGAGACAACCTTGGCCCCGTGGCCGAACTCATCGTAGGCATAGAGGTTCACAAGGGCTTCGACATCGCCCCGCGCCTTCTGGAGGATCTGCTGGACCATCCGCCTTGCGGTGGCCGATCCGCCGAGTCGCCCGAGAGCTTGGCGCCGGTCGAGGTTCTGGAGGGTTGCCTGAAGCACCCTCTCCTGGACCCCGAGAAGTCCCGAGAGGAACTTGCCCGTGACGGTGAACTCCAGCTCGAGGCTCAGCCCGAAATCATCGTCGAGGTCATCTTGGGGCTCCTGCCCCGACATCCAATCCACATCGTGGATCTCGACGCTCCTTGCAGCTTTCTTTTTCTGGGCCGGGATTTTCTGGGTTTCCGCATACCCGAGGAACTTGTCGGAGATGTCCTCAAGGATGTCCTTGAGCTCACGATCACTGTCCGCTTTCTGGGCCAACTGTTCGATCCCTTTATTCACGGCCTTCTCAACGCCCTTGCGGGACATCGGGAACCCCGCATCCGTGAGCTTCTTTGCGGCTTCACTGAAGGCACCCCGTTGATTGGCACCCTTACCTTGTAGAGCATCAAGCCATGCCTCCATGGACCGCTGCTGTTTCTCCGTGCGGAGATCCTGAATGGATGACTGGAGCCATGACTTCAACTTTAGACCGAGGGGCGTACCCCACGAGAGTTGGATGGCATCCTCTAGATCAACAGGACCGCCATTGAACCCCATGGCCTGATCCTGGACCTCACCCGAGGATTCATCGAGTTTGCGGCGACGGGATGCATCATCCCGTTTCTCTCCCTTGGCCCGCCGTTGGGAAAACCGGGAGAATGCGCGGCCGAGGTTGGAGACCTCAAGGCTGCCGTCCCCTATCTTGGCGGCGAACTTCTTGCCGAAGTCCCAGAACCATCCTGACATCCACATGTCAGTTGCGAGATCGGATCCCGCCAGCGTCGGGTGACCCGAGAGTATGGCATCCAGAGCTCGGACTGTATCGCTGGTGATAGGTCCCTTTCCTCGGGGATCCATCCAAGAGGGGTGGAGCCCCGGAGGCAAATCCCCCGAGCGCATAGCAGCCTTGAGCGGATTGGAGCTGTTCGACCAGGTGCCCTTCGATGCCCCTGTAGCACCTTCAAGGGTGGATGCCTTGGCCGCAGGGTTCAAGTAGGTGCCCGCCAGCTTGCGTGCTGCGACCCTTGATGGTGATGGTCTTCTTTTCATTCGTGTGCTCCTGTCGCCGCTGTAGCTCTACCCACACGGTTCATATAGGGGCGGCACCGCCCCTACCAAGGCAGGCCACCCCGTCCAAACGGAGGAAAGTTGACGGTGGGGGGTCCGTTGCAGAATCCCGTCCGTACATAGTGTGGAAGGGGCAGACAAACCGCCCCCGAACCTGAACCCCAGTCCCGCACAGCGGGCAAGAGTCAAGGAGACTTCACATGGCTACCAACGGAACCACACGCCCCTCACTCGCGCTTCACGACAGCTTCGTGGGCGATCACCTCGTCAACAAGTTCCTCACCGTGTCCGTCCAGAAGGTCGGCAAGATGGTGGGTGGCAAGAACGGTACTCGCCACGGCGACGACACCGTTATCGCCCTGCTCATCGGCGGGTCAAACTACCTGCGCCTCAAGGAGCGGGACGAGGCACGTCTTGATGATGCTCTCGCCAACGATGCCAACCTGTTCGCCACCCTCGCTGCCAAGGCCAACGCCAAGGGCATCTCGGGCAAGAGCGGCGCAGCTATCACGGCGGCTGACTTCGACATGGCGTTCAACGCTCTCAAGGCGTCCATCGCCAAGACCCTTGCGGGGACCAACGAGTCCACCTCCGCCCACGTCTACGAGCCTCTGGTCGTGGACGGCACCACCATCCCCGGATGCAAGGTGTACATCGGCGGCGGCGACCCCAGCAACTCCCGCACCCCGAAGGCCGGCAGCATCCACATCAGTGGAATCCGCGTCGAGGAGCGAGTGCTGGAAGCGTCCGTCAACGGACCCATCCCGCCCTCCAACTCCCGAGGTGATGTGGTGGCGAAGCGGCTGATCACCTCGTGGTTGGCTCTCCCTTCCCGCCGCTGGCGTCAGTACCGCCTCGATGCTACCGAGTCCTTCCGCCTCAAGGTGGGCGGTGAGGCGGCGGTCGCAGCGACCTCGGCAGGAATCGTCGTCACCGACGCCACCGCCGAGGAGGTATTTGGCCTCGTCGCATAGGGCAACAGGCGGTCCTTCACTGGTCGTCCGCCCAGGCCCCCGTCCGGCATAGTCCGGGCGGGGGCCTTTTCATTCAGGGTAGGGTCCACTGACAGGAGAGAAACATGGGACGCATCGCATTCATCGACACGGAGACCACGGGCCTTGTGGCCGGACGCCACGAGGTGATCGAGGTCGCCATTATCACCGAGCATGAGGACGGCACCATCGAGCGGTGGGAGTCCAAGGTGGCTCCACAGCGAATCGAGGATGCCCACCCCCGCGCCCTTGAGATCAATGGCTACACCCCTGCGGCGTGGAAGGGCGCACCCGACGCATCCGAGGTGGCCTCCGCCGTAGCTAAGAGACTCAAGGGAGCTGTCGTCTGCGGCCACAACGTCAACTTCGACATCGGGTTCCTCACCACCATGCTCTCTGATGCGGGCATCAATCAGGAGCTGTCGCACCGCGGCGTCATCGACACCATCACCCTTGCCCACGAACACCTGAAGCCCACGGGTCTCCGATCCGTGAGCCTCGTCAACTGCCGCCGCTGGCTCGGCTGGTCCGAGGAGGGGGCTCACACAGCCCTCGCCGATGCGGAGGCCGCACGGCGCCTCTACCATGCCCTCTACCAGGCAACCGACGAGGACAGGGCTTCGTGGACCACCTCCGGTCCTGCCAACATGGAAGCGGCGCAGAAACGATAGGAATCCTATCCCCCTCCACTCCTGATAGCCGGAGGGAGAAGCGTGATTCACACCACAGAGTATGAGAACTACGAGGGGCTGCTCGTCGAATACGAGGTGGCATCCTCCCTGTTCGTACGCCCGACGGATGCGGGGCGGTTCACCGCTGCGCTCCGCAACGCCCTCGAGGCGAAGTTTCCGGGTGCCTCCGTGCGGATCCTCCACGACTATGAAATGAGCCGGATCGAATGGACGAAGATCCTGGAGCCTGGCCTCTATCCAGAAGGCCCCGGCCGCAGCATGGGTGGATCCGCTCTGGAGGGCTCCGACTACCAATACGACCTCGAGCAAATCGACACGACGGTGGGAGTCACCGCCAGGCGGACTGGCGGTCTGTTCGACTGGAGCGGCGGTAGAAGGGTCCTGGGATTCGGGAGTCTGGAGAAGTCATACGGGGGGTACAGCTCGTTCAGGCCGATGCGCCACTCCGAGCAGGAAGATGAACAGGAAGTCGAATCTGATGACGAGTTGGCAGAGCTTCTCGAGCTGGCCTGGAACGGGAGATGAGCATGTATAGAGAACTAGTTGGGTACGGCGTGAGGCCGAGGGTTGCAGCAGCCGTGTCGTCGGTCTTCCCAGACCGCAGGACGGCCTCCTCCGAAGGGCTCCGAGTTGCGGTGGCAGGGGGTGGGATAGAGCTCTGCATCAAGATGGCGTCCATGGACTACGGCGCTGATACGGATGCCTCGGATGAGTCCGAGGACCTTGAGGCGGGTGAGGTGGCCGAGGACCTTGAGGCCCTCCTGAACCAGACCCGCGACCAGGAGGCCAAAGATGGCAGGGAGGCCGCCAAGCTCGGATACGCCGTCGCCAAGGTGCTCGGTGAGGACGACGAGGCAGCATTGTGTGCGGCCATGCTCGCCTTCACCCGTGTACCCCGGCGCACATCCGACGAGCTTGAGACCATCTGGTTCGAGGCATCCCAATGAATCTATCTGACCTGATCGAATCCTCGGAGATCCCGGTGCTGGCCGTTTTCAAGGCCCCTTGGTGTGGTCCTTGCCGGGCCATGGAACCCGTCATCCAGGAGATCGCAGACGAGTGGGATGGGGACCTGGCCGTCGTTGCCATCGACATTGGGAAGGATGAGGAAGCCGTGGAGAGGTTCCGGGTGATGAGCATCCCGACCATCGTTCTCATCGACGAGCACGATGGAGCGGAGCTCGGGCGACTTCGGGGAGCCCGTACAAGGGAGGAAGTCGAAGCTATGCTCTACGAGGCGTGCTTCATCGACGAAGGAGACGAGGAATGAGTCTCCTCCCCCTGTTCAAGCCGATCCTGGAGCGAGGTGTGAAGGCTCCGAAGTCATCAGCAGCGCCAGTCATCTGGACTGGTCGGATGGTGGACGAACTCTGCTCATCCGGGGCGGGGATCTTGGCCCACTCAAGTTGGACGACTGTACACGTCTTCTTCGACGCCGAGCATGTGGCAGATGTGATCCTCGACGACGAGGGCGTGGACTTCTGCTATGAGTACGGTGGGCCCATGGAGACGGATCCTAGGTGCAACGTGATCCTCTATGCCACGATGCGGGTGCTGTCAGAAATGGGCGACTCCGACCACGGACAGTCAGACTGATTCACTGCCCGTAATGCTTACGGAGCCTGCGCATCTCGTCGGGTCCGTGGCGTAGACACCAGCGGAGGTTCTGGACGAGGGTGGCACACCTCGACTTCGATACGCCGAGGAGGGGGGCGATTTCCGACCGCACCTTGTCCTCCCGGAGCAACTGGTAAAGGGTCTTCATCCTTTCAGTCCCCTGCGGGAACCCAGTGCGGATCGCCGCCATGTGGGCTGCCTCCACTTCCTTCATCAAGAGGATGGACAGGGCATCATCCGACTGATCCTCGATGTCCTTCGAGGAGACTGTTCCGTCCTCGTCATAGGAGCGGTGCTCCTTGAACGGTGCAGGGGTTGAATGAATGGGTCGGGCTGAGGATCCGTGATCGGTCACGGCCTTGCGTTCGGATCGGGTTCGGAGGGCGGGGTTCTGGCCTCTACATGAGCCGTCCTGCGCCTGCTTCTCCAAGTCATCGAGGAGATCCTGGTATGCCCAGTTGGCGAGTTCCCACGGGGATACGGTGTTACCGCCAGCGAGCCACCGTCCGATGGACGAGGACTCCAGAATCTTGATCAGGAGGTCAGAGGCGATGTCCTCCGCGCTTTCGGGAGTCACCCACCGCATCTTCCGGCTGATCACCTTCATGATGGCCGGCTTCGCCTTGGATTCCCAGTTGTCGTCGATCCACTGGATCGTCAGGCGGTGGTGTTCTTTATTTTGTGGGGGGCATACATCGGACTTCTGTCTCGAACTCATTCTCTCTCCTTCGGCTGCTGTGCAGCTCGGGGTAAGTGGTCGGTAAAGCCGGTGACGTTGCCTGATAACAGGCGGGTCGTGGCACTACAGGTTGAATACTATTCTCCCTATATTGAAGTGTCAAGTATGTCGTAGACATACAGTCCCCGTTCGACGGGGGGTAGGGGGTCCGTTGGGGGATCCCATCCGTACATGAATGGAGGTGTCACATGGTGAAGTCAAACAAAGTGGAGCGCGCCCGGGACATGGCCCTGGATCTGCATGAAGGGCAGATGTACGGTCGTGATCCCTACTCGATCCACCTGGAGGATGTGGCAGGAATCCTCATCCGGTTCGGCCACGGGGACGACGAGGCTCTCATGTCTGCGGGATGGCTGCACGACACCCTCGAGGACACGCGGGCCACCTACGAGGACATAGAACGCAACCTGGGTCGCAGGGTGGCAGAGCTTGTCAGGGCTGTCACGGATGACCCCGAAGGCGAGAACAGAGCAGCAAGGAAGGCACTCCCGATGCGGGTCATCCCGACGGTTCCCGGCGCCATCCATCTGAAGCTCGCTGACAGGATTGCCAATGTGAAGAGAGCGAGGGCAGCCCTTGAAGGGGACCGCTACATCAAGATGTACAGGCGGGAGCAGGCATCCTTCCTGGAAGCCCTCCACCGGGAGGGGGAGGCCGACGCCATGTGGGGTACTTTAGAAATGCTTTTGGAGGTTCAAGATGTTGTGGATGGATAGAATCGCGTGTGCATGTGTGTTGGTGTCCTTGAGCCTCGGGGCGACTTGGTGGCTCGGGGTGTGGGTTCCACAGCGGGATGCCCACCTCTTGGCAGTACACGATTGCTTCTTGAATGCAGGGTGTCAGGAGAGGGTTTCAGACATCGACGCCGTGAATGTGTGCTGGGCATCCTGCGATGCCCAGGTGAGTTCAGCGCCCTAGACCCCATCGTCCCAGTCATCCGACTTCAGCCACCACAGGACGGATGCGGACACGATGATGTAGAGCATCACCCGCAGGGCTATTTCAACGTGTACAGGCTCCATCGTCGGTCCCGAAGCTCGTGTAGTTGATCCACCACAGCCCATCTATGCCCGTGATGCAGGGGCAGCAGGGCCCCGGGCACACATCGACCGAGCAGAACTTGTCCTCGTCCTTGCGGTCGATGGGGTAGTCGAGGTCGGATACGCAGCAGTCGGGGCATCTGGCGCAGTGGTCCGCTACGTAGCGGTCGTGCCAGTGAGATTCAGTGTCGGGGGCATCTTCCACTCCAGCTCCGCACGAAAGCAGAATCCCGAGTGACAGTATTGCAAAGGCCCTCAACCCACAGCCTTCTGCTTGTTCTTGCGGAGGAGCTCGAACAGCTCAGGGTGGTCTTCCTCGATGCTCTCCCCGTGACCTTCAGGAAGGCCATCCACGCGGGACAGAAGATCCTTGGCAAAGTCCAAAGGCTCACCTCCGAGTTCGTGTACATCAAGTCCGAGATCCTCAACCAGCATTCTCGCCAGGTGTCGAATCCTGAGCTCGTCCCTCAAGTCGATCACAACTCCCATTTTCATTTCTCCTTCACGGCCTTCTACTTAGCTTTATGGGGCACCTGTCCTTCCATGCCCACACAATAATCACTCCAGATAGGCTACCCATCGCAGATGATGTGCTTGCAAACATTCCTGCAGGATGGTAACGGATGTTCAGCCTCCTCCCTTCTTTGGGAGGGTGTCGGTGGTAACTCCCCGGGCTCACGCCTCTTGTAGGTATTGTTCCAGGGGCCGAGGCGATCCCCAGCTGCTTTGAGGATCGTTGATGTACACTGAGTCTGAAAGGATGCGGGGACGTATGGACCCGCCTGGAGGCCCTTGAAGGGAGAACTCCCAACCGATCTTTGAGAGCAACGACCCATATTTCAGGGTGTCCCCACCTTCCATTTAGGAAGCGGGAACCCAGAGGGAGTCCACGGGACTAGATTCCGGATAGCCCTCTACGGTCGCCTTCCCCCAGCAGATCCCTATGTATAGGGAGAGAGGGAGGCGTAGCCGACTGAACGACTGATGAGAATCTCTACCTTGATCCTGATAGTAGGAACGGGGCCCCGCAAATGGGGTGCGTGTTGAAGATAATCGGCTGAAAAGGCTGACGGGGTGCGGAATCCTGGAACTTGTAGATGAAAATCTCATCTACGGGATTTGTATTCGTGTGTCTTGAGCTTGCGGATCTGGAACTTCCAGCCTCAATCTGGAAGTTCCAGCCTCAATCTGTAACTTCCAGCCCCAAAGTTAGCTCTCCCTCCTCTTCGGTGGAAAATCCCTCCCTCTACCGGGGTGGGGGGTGGGCTTCACGGTCGCCCATCTATCGGCAAACCTCCGTATAGGAGGGATCCAATGCCAGACAACTCTGACAACAATCTGTATCCAGCCTCCGGATTGGGGGACGAGCTCCCCTACTCTGGGGACCCCGCCCCCCTCCCTGAAAAGGGAGCTTCAGATCCGGTCGCACTGGCCGCAGCCTATGTGGCCCTCGGGCTGGCCATCCCCTACTTCCCCGGATCTCACAGGGCCGCTCCGTCGGCGCGTGTCGTGGTGCGCCTTACGGTGCAGAAGGATCCCCATGACCTGTGGGTCCGTCCCATATCGGTCCATTGGGCTATCTGGGACATGGTTGCACAGCAGATCGAGTCGGGAGCTCTCTCAAAGGCATCCGTGAACCTCACCAGTGCTCTGGAGGCTGGGGACATTGGGTACATTATCGCCAGGGCGGATAAGGTGATCGAGGATCTCGGGTTGCCCTTCGGGGATCCGGAACCAGCCGGTGGCCCCACTGCCCCTTCAAGGGAGGCCGGGTGGTCTGCCAAGTGGGATGGGGGATTCAATGAAGACGGGTGAGAAAAAGACAATGACGGCCAAGACGTCCCCTATTGTTTGGATCTCCTGCAGGGGATGCCGCCCCTGTGAAGGAAAAACAGCCTCCATCGTGTTCAAGAAGAAGCGGCCGGGGGGTGGCTTCGATGTCCGCTACAAGTGCCTCTCCTGCGGTGGGTCGTTCCACGTCGCAACCTGACAGATGGGGGGTCCCCGGGAGGCCCGCCTCCGTAGGAGGGATTGGAGGAGCTGTTGGGAGAGACCAATAAAACCATAGAGGTGCAGAGGGCACCATCCACGTGCATCTTCCACGGTCCAGGGGCATTCGAGGCGGCTCTGTCCCATGCAGATTCGTGGGGTAGGCAGCTCTGCCCACCCCTCGGGGGATCCGGTGTACGCAAGGATGACTCACGGGCCTTCGCCTCTCTCCACAGGAACCCACCCGTTTCAGATCAGGCCGGTTGTGTCGTCATAGGCCCCATGGATGCGGCCACCGACGAGGCTGCCGACGCCCTCCTCAAAATGGTTGAGGAACCCAATCCCGACGCCATGCCGATACTGTGGGCTAGCGACCTCGGGGGTGTACGCCCCACGATCAGGTCAAGGTGCCTCGCCGAGTGGTGTCCCGGTTCGTCCGATTCCGACGATCCTCCAGGCCTCTTGTCGGCGGATCCCGCAGAGCTGGCGGCTACAATCCTCGGTGGTGACCCCATCGACTTGGCGCGCGGCATCGCAGCCGACATCGCACATGCCGCCGCAACGGATCCTGCCGCCTTCCTTGCAGATCCCCGCTGGGCGGATGCCTGGTCAAGGCTCCGCCCATGCCTCGGTCGTGAATCAAAGGCCTCTATCGCACACGTCCTCCTCGGGGGTCCAAGATGACCGCCGCACTTGTGAAGGGCAACTGCGCTGTGCAGGTGTCCAGGAGAGTCGCTGATCTGGAGCTCGGGTTGTTCCAGAGTGGGTGGGATGTGTCTCGCCTCTCGGGGGACGACCCCGCATCCGTGGCCGCAGCCGCATCTGGATCCATCTTCTTCGAGGCTGCCCGCTCCGCCTATATTGTCAGGGGCCCCGCACCCTCTCCGTCTGCTGTAGCCAGCTTGGTTGAGTCCGCTGTCGATGACCCCGACATGATGGTGATCGTTGCACACGAGGGTGCGACGAAGAAGGATTTCAAGAAGCTCGTCGAACCCCTGTTCAAGAAGGATCTGGTCGAGACGTTCAACATTCCCGGCAAGCCATGGGAACTTGCGGCATTTACAGCCAGCATGGCTGTCCGGGAGGCAACCCGTCTGGGAACCCCGATGGGTCAGGGACTCGCCGCCGCTCTGGTCGCCCGTTCAGGGGACGACCCTGGGGCCATCCTTTTTGAGGTCCTGAAGGCACATACGCTGGCCCGCATATCGGGTTCCCCAGACATTCAACCCGGTCATGTGGCTGGATCCATATCCGCGGTGGCCGAGCTTGGCCCCGCACAGCTCGAGGAGGCACTGGCTTCACGGTCAGCAAAGGCCATTCTCTCCGCCGCACGCCGCATTGGATCCCGGTCCTCAAAGGATCCGACGATGTGGGCCGTGGGGTGGTTGACCCCCTCGGTGGTCAAGTGGTCAGCCGCCTCATCCACCTCCCTCGGATCCGCAGCGGCCGCAGCGGTAGGCATCAATCCATGGGTCTGGAAGAACCGGATTGAACCCGCCGCCCGGAAGTGGGGTTCGACGGGCTGCGCCGAGATTCTGTCGGTCCTGGCGGGGGCCGAGGCTGCGGTAAGGTATGGCGCGGCGTCGCCTTGGAACATGCTCTCGTGCGGGTTGGCGGAGGCTGCTGCGGGGTCCTCGGTATCGAGTCGATAGCCGGGGTTATGAGGCGGGCACCCCGCCCGAACGATGAACACAAGGAACACGGAGATATACACATGCAATATGAGTTCTTCCCAACGGATGCAGACGGCAGGAAGGTCAGGACCTTCTCATTATCAGCGGATTTCGTCGAGGCATACAGGGACAGAGCTCCCGATTGGGGCCCCGTCGGGTTCTTCACATTCAAGCGCACTTACGCCCGAGACAAGGGAGATGGTTCGACTGAATCCTGGTGGGAAACTTGTAAGCGCGTCGTCGAAGGGACTTTCAACGTTCAGAAGATCCACTGCCGCAAGCTCGGCCTCCCTTGGAACGAGCCGAAGGCACAGAGGACTGCGCAGGAGATGTACGAGCGCATGTTCTCGTTCAAGTGGCTCCCTCCCGGTCGTGGTCTTTGGACCATGGGGACCGACCTGGTCTACACCAAGGGGTCAGCGGCCCTGAACAACTGCGCGTTCGTTTCAACGCAGGACATCGGCACCGACTTCGCCGCCCCGTTCTGCTTCCTCATGGACATGAGCATGTTGGGCGTCGGCGTGGGAGGGGACTGCAAGGGGGCCGGCACCGCCAAGGTCCAGATGCCCCGCTACACCGATGAGCCCTTCGTCGTTGAGGACAGCCGCGAGGGGTGGGTCGATTTGGTGAAGGTCGTACTCAACTCATTTGTGGGGAAGGGCTACTACCCCCGCACCATCGACTACTCTCAAGTGCGTCCCGAGGGATCCCCCATCAGCGGGTTCGGCGGCATCGCCTCCGGCTCTGGTCCCCTCAAGGAGCTCGTGGATTCGATCTCGAAGGTTCTGGCCCCGAAGAACGAGAAGCCGTACCGCATCACCTCCACTGTCATCGTCGACGTGTTCAACCTGATCGGCAGGTGTGTCGTGGCCGGAGGCGTCCGCCGTACGGCGGAGATCATGTTCGGTGATCCCTCGGATCAGGATTTCAGGACCCTCAAGGATCCGACCAAGATCAATGCGTGGAGTCGGGAGCTCGCCGGCCTCGAGGGCAAGGGCAAGAGTGACACGACGCAGGCCGTCCGACTCCGTGCGAAGATTGCCGACCATCCCCTCCGCACTCACCGCTGGGCCAGCAACAACTCCGTGTTTGGGACAGTTGGGATGGACTACAGTCAGATGTCCGAGAGCATCGCCGCCAACGGCGAGCCTGGGGTCATCTGGCTCGACACCATGCGCCGCTACGGGCGTCTGGTCGATCCACCGAATGACAAGGACCGCCGGGTGATGGGGTCCAATCCTTGCTCCGAACAGAGTCTCGAGAGTTTCGAGCTCTGCTGCCTGGTCGAGACGTTCCCAGCTCATCACGATGACCTCGAGGACTACAAGCGCACCTTGAAGATGGCCTACCTGTATGCCAAGACGGTGACCTTGATTCCGACGCACGATGACAGGACCAATGCCGTCATGCTCCGCAACCGCCGGATCGGTTGCAGTCAGAGTGGGATCATCCAGGCCATCCAGAAGCTCGGGCGCCGGCAGTACCTTCAGTGGTGTGATGCCGGCTACGGGTACATCCAAGAGCTCGACCGGATCTATAGCGAGTGGATGTGCATCCCGCACTCGGTCAAGACCACCTCGGTCAAGCCGTCGGGGACTGTGAGTCTCCTCTGCGGAGCCACCCCCGGTATCCACTATCCGCACTCCGAGTTCTACATCCGGAACATCAGGGTCCACGACTCAAGTCCCCTTGTGGATGCTTGTAGGGCGGCTGGGTACAAGATTGAGGTGGATAAGTATGCCCCAAAGACCGTCGTGGTTTCCTTTCCAGTCCATGAGGAGCACTTCTCGAAGGGCAAGTCCGGAGTGGGGATCTGGGAGCAGTTCGCCAACGCCGCCGACCTCCAGCGATGGTGGGCCGACAACCAGGTGAGCGTCACCGTCACCTTCTCCGAGGATGAGGCAGCGGAGATTCAGTCCTGCTTGGAGGTGTTCGAGGACAGACTCAAGAGCGTGAGTCTCCTTCCACTGGCCGACCACGGATACGAGCAGGCACCCTACATCGAGATCACGGAGAAGCAGTACGAACGAATGGTGGCGAAGGTAGGCCCCCTCAATCTGGAGGCCGCCGAACACGAGGTTACGGATAAGTTCTGTGACGGCGATTCCTGCTCCATAGCGTAGTACGGGGGGTCCCTCCGCACCCTCTTCCCGTATCACGGGTATGAATCCTTCTATGGATAATGAAATGCAGGGGGTTAGTGCCCCATCCATCCTCGGGGGCGTCTTTTATAGGGACGCCGACGGGCATCTGTGCTCGGAGGACGGTGGCATCGTTGAAGATGCCCTCACCCCGCACCTCGGGTGCAAGGTCATGGTGACCGTACACCACAACCCTCCCAATCCTCCCACGGAGGGGTGGGGCGGTGGTTCGTGCATGTGGGAACCCACAGGATCCTGTCCTGTGGGTCATCATGAGCGCCCTGGATGGCTTCACCATGTGTTCGCCCAGGGCATCCTTTCCAAGGAGCCGTGGGCCGTGGGGGGATCCCTACTCGGTTTGGATTTCCTCGAGGGCCACCATTCCATGCTGGTCATTGTTGAGCAGTTCGATGCGGAGGCCGTCGCCGGCTCCGACGACATCGGGGATCTTCTGACCCGGGCAACGAATCTGTCGTCCGTGCTTCAGACCCTCTCCGAGAAGCTCAAGGAGGAGCTGTGACCGAATATATCTCTGGAACGGTCCACTCCGTGATGTTCAGTGATGAGTCCCAACCGTTCTACATTTTCTCCCTGAACAGGGATGATCCTGGGGATCCTGAGAGTTCTCAACAAGGAGGGATAGGGTCGAGGTGTGTCGCAAAGGGATCCATCGCAGGCGCACCCCCCCGCCCCGGTTCGTGGATTGGGGCAGAGGGTTCGTGGGTTGATGACCCGAAGTTCGGACACCAGTTCCTCATCAGTAGAGCCCCTGTCCTGCGCGGCGGGATGACCCCCGAGGCTGCCGAGAACCTTCTCCGGAACCAGGGGGTGGGTCCTCGTACAGTTGCCGTCCTGAAGGCTGCACTCGGGGATTCGTTCATGAGCAGCTTGGAGGATGAGAAGGCCCTCACAGAGGTGCCGGGGGTCACACCCTTGGCGGCAGCGCAAGTCGCTCTGGCGTGGAAGAAGGCGCGCGCCTTCTTCTCTGCCATCCCGAAGATGGAGGCCATGGGGTTTGGGACCCGGGAGATCAACCGAATCTTCACGGTGTTCGGGGACGAGTCCATCGACGTCCTGACAACGGATCCGTGGGCCCTCGTCGAGGTTCCTGGGTTCGGGTTCTCCCATGCGGACCAGGTTGCAGCGTCCATGGGAATCCCCATGGATGATCCGGGTCGCATCATTGGGGCGTGTTCACACGCTGTACGCACCGCCCGCAAGCACGGCCATGTCATGCTTCCCCTCTCCTCCCTTCTGGCTGCGGCGAGGGACACACTCGGATCGTCTGTTCCGGACGCCGAGATTGCCACCGCCCTCAAGGCCGCCGACGAGGCGGGTCGCATTCTCATCGACAGGGGCATCCCCGACAGGGGCACCCTCGTCTACACCCCGGATATGCACCGGTTCGAGATGCAAGCTGCGGAAGCTCTGCTGAAGAAGGTGGAACTCTACTTTGCCGACTACGGCGGAGACGGTCCTTTCACAGCTCTGTTCAAGCATTGTTGCGTCGAACCGCAGAGGCACGGGGATCCCGACGAGTTCTACTCGGAGGCGGCGAAGGAGGCCATGGAGTCTCTCGACATCGACCTGACGGACACACAGTTCAAGGGGGTTGTGAAGGCCATGACCCATCCAGTTTCGGTGATCACGGGCCTTCCGGGGACGGGCAAGACTACATCCCTCAGGGTGCTTGTGAAGGCCCTCCAGATAGCTGGCGTCAGCATCTCTGGAAGCCAGGCCGAGAGTGGGTGCCTTCTCATGGCCCCCACGGGCATCGCTGCCAAGCGCATCTCACACATCACGGGTGCGGAGGCTTCCACCATACATAGAGCTCTCGGTGGATCTCCCGGCTCTACCGATAAGCGGGAGGCTGTCTACGAGGGGATCTCGGGTGAGTCGGATGCTGGAGCTCGTGTAGCGGGGGGTTCGGTTTGGTCCTACGGGTCCGGCAACACGCATCCCGCAAAGATCGTCGTGATCGACGAGTCGTCCATGCTCGACATGGAGCTCCTATGGAGGGTGCTGGAAGGCACCCGTCCTGATGCCCACATCGTTTTCGTCGGGGATGCCGCTCAGCTCCCTAGCGTCGGCCCCGGGAACATCATGCGGGATCTGGTGTCATGCGGGATCTTTCCCGTCACCGACCTCCGGGAGATTTTCCGGCAGGAGGAGGCATCCGACATCGTGATCGCCGCTCACGCCATACATGCTGGGGGTGCGCCGCCCCTCGAAGGTGACTTCCGCCTCATCGCCGCCTCCAGTGAGGCTGCCGCTCTCGAGATCATCAAGAAGGTGACGCGCCGCCTGTATGACACCAGGTCAAACTTCCAGGTCCTTTCACCGAGGCACGGGGGCGTTGCGGGGGTCACGAACCTCAACTCCGAGCTGCGGGACATGATCAATCCCCCCAGTGCTGGATCCCGAGAGATCCGCATCGCTTCGGGACATGTGCGGGAGGGCGACCGCGTGATGGTGGTGCAGAACGATTACGACCTCGGGGTCTACAACGGCGATGTGGGGAAGGTCACGGGCATTGACCTCGGAAGGAAGCGCATCGAGGTCAAGATCCATGGACCCCGCCCCTACAGGATCTCCACGGACATCAAGACGGCGGCCAGGTTGCTACGGCTCGCCTACGCGCAGACCGTCCACAAGAGTCAGGGGCAGGAATATGATGTCATCGTGCTTCCTGTTCTGGAGTCGTTTGGGTTCCAGCTACAGCGCAACCTGTTCTACACGGCGGTCACGCGGGCTAAGAGCAAGGTCGTCCTGGTGGGGCAGGAGTCTGCCATGCTGAAGGCCATCGCCAACGACAAGCAGGCATTCAGGTACACCGCCCTCTCCGAAAGGATTGCCGCAAAGGGGGGTCCCTCCGAGGCACCATCCCGTAACGAAGAGGGGAGAGAAACCACCCCAGAGGGAGGACAACATAATGACTGACGAAAACAAGGACCAGATCCGCGAGACCCTGAAACGGGTGAAGGACGGACTCCGCATTACCAAGGTGGTGGCCACGCGCTCCGTGAAGAGCCCCAGGGGGGATCACTTCGTGGGGTTCTCCGCACAGTTTGACTCCGTCCAGGACGATGTGTCTGGACCCGGAGCCGATACCGTGAATGTTTCCGGCGAGAATGGTACTCCGCTTGGAGCCATGACCCTCAAGGAGGCAAGGACGGCATGTGTACTTCTACAGATGCAGGCGGACATCGCTGCCGTTGAGGGAGCTGCCGCCGGTGGGGACATCAGCAAGGATATGCGGGATGTCGAGGTCTCCAAGATCAGGCGCTCGTTCGCAAACCTCGTAGCAGAGATCATTGGGGGTTAGCATGGGAGAATCATCGCCCGGAGCATGGACTGACGAGGAGATCGATGCCGTCTATGACGAGCTGTCTGGCATGGATGTGGAGCTTGATCCCGACCCCATCCGGTTCGGTCCAAAGAGACTCAATGGGAAGGTCGCCGGATGCAAGAAACGTGTATCCCGCTGCACCGAGATCGAGATCAGCCTTTCACACAGCATGGCCCTCCTCACGAGGACCATGCGTGCGGATGAGGCCGAGCTGGAGCTCAAGCTGCAAGACATGCTCGCCAACGACCCTGAAGTACGTGCAGGCCGGAGTGTGAGGGACAGGGAGGCCATCGCCAGCACGAAGGTGCGCGATGAACGTAGGTTACTGACCACCACCATGCAGCATGTGGAGGACATCAAGTCGTCCATCGCCGTGGTGCGGGCCAAGAAGAATGACCTCAAGGACACACAGGGCCGTCTGCGAGACCAGATACGCCTGTGCCATGAGGAGATCGCACTTGGATCCATGTGGGGGTCGGAGGCACACCTCCCAGCCTCCATTCGCATCAGAACGTCCGGAGGAGTCCAGAGCGAGGGCGACTCGGTCGATAAGTTGATCGAGGAACTCTCGGAAACATCCACCCCTCTCGAGAATCTCCTGGCCGACGATAGTATCAGTCCACCCGATACCGGTGACGGCAACGGTGACGGCAACGGTGACGGCAACGGTGACGGCAACGGTGAGGCGCAGCAGATGTATGACGCCATCCTGTCAAACCTCCCCGACTCCGTGGAGGGTTCCGATGACGGGGGTGCAACCAACCAACCAAAACCCGAAGTCGTCGATGATGGCGACTTCGATCTCGACGCATTGATCGATGGAGACTGGTAGGGGGGGTCCACCTTCCGCCCGTATCCGTAGGGACATTGAACGGCAGTCCCGACAACGCCCGGTAAGAGGCACGTCACACTTCAACCAATCGCCGTTCAGGAGGACAGAGACATGTCAGATTTCATTCAACAGTTCGGATTCGGTCAAGGCGACCGTGGTATCGGTCAGCAGAGCAAGCGCTTCAAGGGCGAGGGCGGTAAGCGTTACCGCATCTCCTTCGCCTGGTGGGAGGGCATCGAGGACGGCACACCGAACTTCGAGGGCGAGACCCCGCAGTTCGTCGGTGGCCGTCGCCTCTACATCCCCAACGTCGGCTATGTGTTCGACAAGGGACCCGAGTACGCCAAGTATGCGCCCGACGGCGCCCGCACCTCCATCGCTACGATCATCGTGGTGTGGCCCACCATGTCCAACGGCAAGTTGGACGAGGATCTCTTCAAGAGGGGCGACTTCGATGTGATGCCGTGGGTGTTCGGACAGAACAAGTACCGCGACCTTGAGCCGAACCACGCCAACTTCCACTTCGGGACGAACGATCTCGTGATCAACTGCACCGATTCGCAGTATCAGAAGATGAGCTTCGTGTCGGCGCAGAAGAACCTGTTCGCAGGGTTGCTCGCATCCAAGTCGAAGAAGATGCAGGAGCGGGGCGCGGAGATCATCCAGGCCGTTTCTGCTCTTGTGCCAGCCATTCGGGACGAGATCGCACGTGACCTCACCCTCGACCAGATCCGCGAGAAGCTCGGCGGGATCTCGGCCTCACCGACCGGCGACAACGGCGCTGCCGATGTCGGGGATGTGGACGATATTCTCGACGACCTTCTCGACGACTAGGCTCCAATGCTCCGACCACCCCCGCTGGAAACCCAGCGGGGGTGGACCCGGGGTGGGCAAAGGGGCCTAATGCTTGTTCTCGGACTCGACCCGAGCCTGACCAACTTTGGGTGGGCTCTACATGACGACTGCGCCAAAGGTGTGGATAGGTGCCCTGACCGGGGTCGCTTTCAGACATCCTCGAAGGCGCTGTTCGTAGACAGGTACATTGAGCTCCGGGAGAGTCTCAGCAACCTTGTAAAGACTACGAACCCAGACAGAGTCGGCATCGAGTACCCCGTGTTCAATGACCTGTTCAGCGAGGGCATGTACGGTCTCTTTCTCTACTCCTGCGAAGCGTTGCGAGTCGGGAAGGTGGATGTCGTGTTCTTCTCCCCAGGTCAGATCAAGGCCAAGGCTCGCCTCGTCGCCAATCGCCCGAAGGGGTGGAAGATGGGGAAGCCTGACATGGTGGAGGCTGCGAAGGCTGACACAGGGGGCAAGGGTCGGTGGAATCACAACGAGGCGGATGCCTACATGGCGGCCCACCTCGCGACCCGGTTCTGGCGCCTGTACGACGGCGACCTCACCGAAGAAGACCTCGATATAGTCGAGGCACACCAGTTTACGAAGATCCACACCTACAGTCGGGGTAAGCGAGCCGGCCAGACAGTGCGATCCGGCATTCTGCATCGTGCAGATGAGCGGTTCCACCTATGGTCGGAGCGCCCCGCCCCATAGGAGACGCACGATGGCAACAAAGAAGAAGGCAACAAAGAAGGCAACCTCGGGTTCTGCCCTGGCTAAGGGGTTGGCAGCCGTTCGCTCAAGCCTTCCCAAGGGGACCGATGATGGGGTGGCACAACTCGACACCCGGAAGATGCGGGAGTCAGCTCCACACATCCCTTCTGGATCCCTCGTCATCGACTATCTGATCGGGGGTCGCCCGAACATTCACGGAATCCGCCCCTGTCCGGGAATCCCGAGAGGTCGGATCATGAACCTCTATGGACAGGCGGGAGCTGGCAAGACGACTCTTGCCCTCACCGTGGCCGCTTCGACGTGCGCCGCTGGAGGGACTGTCTGCTACATCGACTTCGAGAACGAGGTGGAGCCCCGTTATGCCGAGATCCTCGGTGTCCCCGTGACCGACCAGGACAGGTTTCTCCTCATTCAGCCTACGACCCTCGAGGATGGGTTTCGCTACATGTGGACCATGTGCGCCGCTGGCGTTGACCTCGTTGTGGTTGACTCTGTGGGTGCCGGTGTTCCTGAAGACTGGTTCAAGAGTCAGGAGAAGGGTGAGCAGGGCCGTGTCGGCCTCCTCGCCGCCAAGTGGAGCAAGTTTCTCCCTCAGCTCAAGGCCGTGGCTGCCAAGAGTGGTACGGCCATTGTTGGCATCTCGCAGATCCGATCCAAGATCAACACGGGTGGCTACGGAGGCCCTACGACGGATGCACAGGGAGGACATGCCTGGAAGTTCTACTCTGCCGTGAGGATGATGCTCCGCGTCGTCAAGAAGGAGAAGGAGAAGACCTTCAACCATATCAGTGGAAAGCCCGACGAGCAGGTGACGGGGTGCATCGTGAAGGCCAAGCTCGAGAAGTGCAAAGTCAGCGACTCCGCACACCACGAGCAGGAGTTCTACCTCAAGAGCGGGTTCGGCATCGACGACGAGCGGACGATCCTTGAGATCGCACAGGCATACAACGTCGTCCGCAAGAGTGGATCCTTCTACTCGTGGACGGCACCCGATGGCTCCGAGATCAAGGCACAGGGCCTCACCAAGTTCAGGGAGGCTCTCAAGGTGGTTCCCGATGTGGCCGCCGTCATGTTCGCTATGGTGGAACCCCACATGGGCAAGGTGGTCGTGGAAGAGGAGGAGGACCCAACAGCGATGGATGCACTTCTTGAGGAGTTCGAGTCCGGTTCCCCACAGGGGTAGCCAGACAAGGGGGTCCTTCGTGGCCCCTTTTCCGTATCCGCATGGGGAGGTGACACATGGCAGTGAAGATCAAGATCAAGGACTATCAGTCCATCAAGGACGCCGAGATAGAGGTGGACGGGTTCACAGTTGTGACCGGCCCCAACAACTCCGGCAAGAGCGCCCTCATGCGCGCCGTGTCTGGGTTGTTCCGCAACGCCGCCCTCGAGGAGGAGGGTTCCGTTGTCAGGCACGGGGAGGACAAGTTCAGGGTGGAGATGGATTTCGGGGCCGATGGCAAGGTGGCCTGGGAGAAGGGCCCGAAGATCAAGCCCACCTACGAGGTGGATGGCACCACGATCCACCCAGGACGTGACGTTCCCGATGAGATCAAGAAGTTCGGGGTGCTCCCGATTCAGGCCGGTGGCCGAGAGCTGTGGCCCAATGCGGCACAGCAGTTCGACCAGGTGTTCCTCGTTGACCAGCCGGGATCCGTCATCGCCGAGGCGGTGGCCGATGCTGAGCGGGTGGGGAAACTCAATAGAGCCCTCAAGGCGTCCGAATCAGATAGGCGCAAGGCCGGAACCGAGCTCAAGATCAGGCGTAAGGATCTCAAGGGATATGCGGATCAGATGGAGGGGTTCGATGGTCTCGATGCTGCCGTCACATCTGTAGGGGATCTTGCATCCCGGGTTGCACGCACAGGCAAGATAGCGGCGGCCATCAAGGGGCTCGACGACCTTCGATGCCGCCTCTCGGATGCACGGGGGTCGGTTTCGGCCCTCAAGGGCGCAGATGCCATCCCACATCCTGACTCCACCCTCTACGCAGCTGCGGATGATGCACGGGACGCGGCGGAGTATGCCGAGATCCTCAAGTCCTCCCTGATTGCAGTCCAGTCCGAGGTCCAGGCCCTCGCTGGCTTCGATGAAGCGGCGGCAGAGAATATGCCACCCTCCGATGCAGCCATCGCAAAGGCACAGAAGATGGGGTCCTTGTTCACCGAGATGGACGAGCTCCGCCGGAACATGGACGAGAGGAAGTCGACCCTCAAGCAACTCGGAGTTGAGCTGTCAGAAGCCGAAGCCGAAGCATCCGCCGCAGAGGCCGAGGTGGCAGAGATCCTCGGAGACCTCGGTGAGTGCCCTACCTGCGGGTCCCCGGTAGAGTCAGATGGGAACCACGTACACGGAGAAGCCGTACTGTGATCGACAGAACAATCGAGTATCCAGTGGGGGATGATCCCCCGTCTGCCAGGCTCATCTACGGCGTCGATGTCGTGGATGGTCTCAAGATGCTCGAGGACGAGTCCGTCCAGGTCGTTTGCACAAGCCCGCCCTACTGGGGCCTCCGTGATTATGGAACGGGGACATGGGAGGGGGGCGACGCCGATTGCAAGCACCGCATCGGCGGCCAGGCCATCTGGGAGAAGGCTTCTTTTACCAACTCCACAGGATTGAGGCCGGGGGTGGATGCTTCAAAGTGCCTCGACTGCGGTGCGGCGCGTATCGACGCACAGTTCGGGCTCGAGGAGTCTCCACATGAGTATGTGGCCCGCCTGGTCGAGATATTCAGGGAGATCCGCAGGGTGCTGCGACCCGACGGCGTGGTCTGGTTGAATCTGGGCGACAGCTACATCGGGGGCGGCGGATCTTCCGGTCACAAGGCTACGACGACGAACATGGGACGCCCGACGGCATCCTATGGTGCGGTGCCCACCGGGGGCAGGAAGGTCGCGGATCTCAAACCAAAGGATCTGGCCGGCATCCCCTGGCGCGTGGCCCTTGCGCTCCAGGACGACGGGT